AGCAGTAATTGTGGTTGCAAAAGAAACATCGCCTAGATTAGTGACAGTGCCAGAGCCAGTAACATCGCCTGTTAGCGTAATGCTGAAGTCATCTACATTAAGATCAATCGTGCCATCTGCATCTTGATAAGTAACTGCAATACCGCTTTCAGTATTGCTAGAAAACATAGCCCCCACTAGGTCTTGCACATCTTCAGTAGTGATAGAGATAGTTACACCGTTGCCAGATGCGGCAGACGTAATGCCTGTGCCGCCTAATATACTTAGTGTTTCAGAATCTAAATCTATGGCAATAGTTGTGCTGCCATCAGTTAAATCTAAGTCTTGTGCTGTAACTTGAGCATCTACATAAGCCTTAATAGATTGCTGCGTTGCAAGTTTTACTGCACTGTTGCTGTTTAGGTTATCTTCATCTAGGACACCAGTGACCGTAGCCCCGCCAGCGGTGAACTGTAAGTTATACAGTTTTGCTGTTAGTGACTGCGCTCTTGTGCTTGCTGAATCTATCCATTGGCTATTAGTGCTGTCATAGATGGCTATGCCACCCGCTGAACCAGTAAGCTCTAGCCCCTGTGTGCCTATAGTTACAACTGAAATAGTGCTGCTGCTTGTGACTGTTATTGTGTTTGTACTCATCTTGATATATTTCTTCTAATTGAGTATGTTCCCTCTAAAACCCTATATATATTGCTTCCAGACACTAGCTCTAAATCATACACGCCATCGCCAGCAGTTAAATCTGCTGTGTCTGCTGCTGATATTGTTAGTGTGACTGTGCCAGCAGTACCGCCTAAGGTAATACCGCTGTTTCCAGTTGTGAGAGTTACAACTGCGGCTGAAGATTCTGGATTCTTGCGTAAGTCCATTTCTGCGCTAGCGTATCCTGCTAGGTTTATTACGTTTCCTGAGGAGTCTGTCAGCGTAAGGACTTGGCTAAATGTAGCGCCCTGCTCTATAACAAAATGGTGGTAACCTGCACTCATGCGAATCAATCCTATTGTTTACATGGTATCTACCATTCCAAGCGTCTGCTCAAATTATATTAGCATCAATTTTTCTTTTTGGTTCTTTTTTTTGGTGCTTCTTTCGTTGCTTTGGGAGCTTTTGTTGGCGAACCTGTGTCTAAATCATTGGTTGACTGCATTTTAACTTCTACAGCCCAGCCGTTTTGCACAAACTTCTCCATTAAATCTTTTTGCCATGACTCTTTCGCGTCTACTTGTTCATCTGCTGCGTAAGTCTTGGTAATTGTTTCGTCTAGGTTTGCTGCCCCAGATTTAGGTACTATTATTTTGTATCCCATATCTACCCCCAGATAAATGAATGGGGAGCAAAAGCCCCCCACCCAATATAGCTCGTTATACGTTATGTATTACGTTAGCGTTATCACCAGATGAGCGTGCTAGTCCTTTAAGGACAAGTGCGCTTATCGCGGTTCCGCTGCTGTGCGTGCCAGTTTTGGCAATTACAACTCGGACATATCGCTTACCGCCTACATAACCAACCCACCAAGTACCACCCGTTGTATGCGGATTCCCGTCAGCACCAGCAGTGCCAGTACCGTCAAGAATCAACCAGATACCACCAGCGGCTATAGTGCCGTCAATGATTTCTGCTTGTACGCAGTCAGTATAAGTAGAGTCATCGTCAGAATGTTCCAACGATATTTGGAAGTTTAAGTTTGCGGCTAAAGTATCGCCTTCTGCGCCAACACTAACAACAACCATTGCACTTTCATAGCCTTGTAGGTCTACTCCTGTGCCGTTTTCGCCAGCCGTTTTAACAGCATTGATAATACTATTAGCAGGTACGATATTATTAGATAGATCTCTCATATATCACCTCCACTAAGTGCTACATTTCTGTTTAACAATGGCTTCCGCTTGGATAACCTGTCCACCGACTCTACGTCTTGCAATGTAACGCACATTACCAGAAGTCGCCTGTGTGAAAGGATCACGGAGAACCGCCATTTGAACACGGTCTACAATCATGTAGCCCCTACGGAAGTCGCCGAATGCTACTGGGAAGGTATCAGAACCCTCGCTTGGCATATCAGTTGCTTCAATATAAGGATGTCCAAGTACAGAGCTTGTTACGCCACCAGTTAGCATCATTCCAGCTTGGAAAACGTACTGTCCAGCAGTGTCTTTTAGCTTACGGATTGAAGACAAGGTAGTGCGATTGAAAACGAATGTGCCGTTTTTCGCATACTCTGACTTAATACCATGAACTAAGGCAATAAGGCCATCAGCTAAGATTGTTGACGCGTGTCCTGAGACAACTTGCGCAACATCACCGTTTGACATAAAGCCAAAAGGCTGACCAACACCATTACCAGAAACGTGCGCTGTGCCTTCTGCTTTTGCAAATTGCTCTGCAAATTCAGACTGCATTTCTGCTTCTAAATCAAATACAGTATCTTCTAGATCCTGCTCTGAAATATCAACAAGTGCATACATTTCATGCGCTGGTATTTCTTCTAACCCAACTGTGTAACCAGAAGTCTCGGAACGTGTGCCACTCTCAGCTACCCATGAAGCCGCAAATTGACCTGTTCTTTTAGGTACTTGCACTGATCGTTGTGAAGTAGTCCTGATTCTAGCGATAGAACGAATAGGTGATATTTCGGTTACTGACTTAAGTAACTCTCTCACATATTCTGGCGGAGCTAAATAGCCACCTGTAGTATCGTTAGAGACAGTAAGTGCCTTCAGCTCCATAGGATCTAAAGACTCTTTCCCTTTTCGGCAATACTTGTCAAATAGGGCAACATTTTCATCAATGCTTTTTGCATCATAGCCTGTAGCTGGACGCGCTAGTGCTGTTTCAAGGCTTGCGACCTTTTCATTTACACTGTCTTGTGCTGCTTTTTCTTGTGATAGGCGTTGATTGACATCTTCTAATCGGTCTAAATCTGCTTCAATCTTCCCGATTTTGTCATTCAACAGCGCATCATCAGACAGACCTTTCTCTACTCGCTCCAAACGCTCGTCGTTTGCTTTCTTAAATTCTTCAAAAGCTGGGACAAGTTCAGATACGAGTTGCTTTATATCGTCAGACATATTGCTATCCTCGGTTTGTTAATGTTGATGTTAATTGTTTAATAGCTACTGCTAACTCAGTTGTATCTTCTACAGGTTCAAGCATCTCGCTTGATTCTTTAGTTTCAAACGCCTGATGGACTGCTTTTGCAGCCACTTTTGCCTCGGAACGTGAAAGATTGAAAGCATCTCGCAATCCATTTTCCCATTCTCTAATAGAAACAACATCAGCCTTCACCGATAAAACCGTAGCTTTCGGGTTCATAGGAAAGGTAACTAATGATATTTCCATTAAATCTACTTCACCGATCATGCGCTTCTTACTGCGCTTATCGTATGTGATTTCTTTTGGGTTTGGTCTAAACCCTATGGACATGCCGTCTAGTGCGCCCATTTTAAGTAATTCATATGCGTCACGCCCAGCAGTAGACTTTAAAGCTAATCTACCTTTGACATATAGGCCGTGTTCATCTTCTTTGATTTCATCAAATACACCGATAGGCATATCTGACTTGTGCTGATACAGTAATTTCACGCCTAAATGACCGCGTGCTTTAAGGCTTTTGCGAAATGCCCCTGTTTTAATTACGTCATTGCCTAAGTCTACGTTGTTAAAAACAGATGCGTAGCCCTCAAACTCTCCGTATTCCTCATCTTCTTCTTCAGAGGCATCTAGCTTTAACGTGCTTTTAAACTCTAAATACTGCGGATCAAGCTTTTCTTCTTCTTCCTCAGAAGTTTCTTCCGCCATATCTTTGTCAAACTCTACGATATAGGAATCGTCAGTTTCGGTTACGGCTCTGATATGCTTCTCGTCATTCTGTATAGAATCTTCTTGCGAATCGTAACTTATGTTACCGACAGCCCCCATTATCTCTACGAAATTTCTGGTCATCTGGCTATCCTTAAATCAAACACAATATACTGTAGCAGACTTTTTATCATACTACATCCTATTGTGCCAATGGTTTATTGTTTTCGCTACGCACCTTCTTTTAGCTTGAACTCATCTGGCGTGTAGCTGCCGTTCTTTAATTCGCCTAAAACGCTCTGAAATTTATCTTGGAGATACCTCATTATTTCCTGATAGTCATTATCTGTCGCATCTTGCCAGTTAGACCGATGGGCTAACAACACCACTCTATCTAGAGCCTTAACAGCATTCTGTACTCGTCTTTCTGCTGTTTCTTTAAACGTATATTTTTTCATCGTATCTTGCCTCAAGTTGTGAGGGGTTTTACCCCCTCGTTAATAATTTTAAATTTCTTTGTAATTAGCCACTCTCGCTACCAGCTTTAA